CCAGCGAGTTGGTCAATAATTGACCTTTCTGGGACGGGCAAAAATAAAGCGCAACCGGATTGCTCCAGCTGCGCCTCAAGATTACTCCAGCACATCCTTTATGGTTGGCTGGTTGATACCTAATAATTCTAAGACCTGCAGAAGCTTCGTTGTATCTTTTAGAGCTTCCACAGCTTCCTTCCGTTTCCCTTCAAGCAGAGCTTCATACCGCTCTACAGCTTCTTTGTAGAACAGCGGGGGAGGGAGAGGGTTACGATCTACCATTACTGGCAGGTCGTCCCAGTTTATCTCAAGACCTTCTACAGCGCTTTTGAAATCGTGGCAGGTCTCTTGCATAGTTTGGCTACACTCATCTCTTTGAGAACAGCTATTACAAGCTGTGATCTCAGCAATGTTTCTTATTACTTCGTGTTTGTGTATCATTCTTTTACCTCCTTTATAGTTTTCATGCCTTCCACGGAAGGCAAGAAGAGCTGTTTATTTGTAGCAAATGTGTTTTAACTTCTGTCGCTCATTTTCCAAGATTTCAGAGATCTTTTCAAATGGCTCTCTTTTCTCTAGGATTTTGCGCAATACTACTTTATCCGTTTCTGTTTTTAATGGCTTATTTCTATATTTATCAAGAGTAGAGTTTGTTAAAGCTAAAATTTTACGGATTTCTTTTTTCGCTCTTATAATGGAGACGTATATTTCACTTTCTGTATCCATATCATAAGCTCTGTCAGCTTCATTAGCATAGGGGACTGAAAAAGCCAGCCCGCCTAACAGTTCTTTTTCTATTTGTTTCTGCATGCTTTCTCCTCCTTGCCTTTCATGCCCTCCACAGTGCGCTCCAGTTTAGTTTATTTTAACTTTTCTGCGGCGAGTTTTAAGAACTCGTCCAGTTTTGCCTGATCTTCTGCCGTAAATTCCGGCTGACCAGGCAATTGAGCTAACTGCTTTTTCATTACCAGCCCCTCAAGGCTGATAACTTGCGAAGTTTCCTTTACTTTTTTGGCAAGAGTTTTGGCATTAGTAGTAGCGTTTACACGCTCACCCTGCCATTTGCCAGCTAACAAGTCTGCCCATCTATCTTTAGCAGCTTTGATTTTGCTACCGAAGTCACCGACCTTGCTAGCGCCAGTGTCGGAGAGCTTTTGTTTCACTCCGTAAACGACTAGTTGCCTTTGAACTTCAGTAAATTTATTGAAGTTTGGAAACAACTTTGTTAAATCGAATTCTACTGGGAGCTCAGTTGTTTTCTCACCTTCTCCGACTATTCTGACCATCTTGAGAATCGAGTCATTTAATTCCCATCTTATCAGTCTTTTTGCCATGATGCGCCTCCTATTATAATGGAGCGCACTATGGAAGGCATGAATTCCTAGTCAATCCGTTAGTGTCTCGTAGGCTCGTGTCCATATCCTACGAAGGATTGCCGAGTGCATGTTTCAATATCCGTTGTATATGGCGCTGGCGCTTTGAAACTCCTTCATGCGCCGACCGTATAACGGACGGAAAAAACATGTTATGTCAACGAACTGCCATATTATATTGCAAGGCTTATGCCATATAATGAAAATTTTTGAAAATAATGCGTAAGGTGTTGAAATCATTAACAATAAAAATTTTAATAAATTTCAATAAAATTCCTTGATAAAACAAATTCGACAAAAATGTCGAGGATTTTGAAATTTATATAATAATTTCAACCAGTTACAAAAATGTCGAAGATTCGACAAAATTGTCGAGCGGAATATGGTAATTACCGGAATGTTCGGCGCCTGTGTTTGGATGTTATCGGTAAATTTATGAACATTGCTAGGGGGGGATGATAGGTCATTTTTATTTAGCATTTCCGGCATGAAAAACCCCTTTTCCCCCCAAAGTAAAATTTTCAAAAGAGCTAAGCACGAAGCAAAGCTTCAAAGCCAAAGCAAGCCAAAGCAAAGCTTTGAAAGACTCCCCGAAATTATTTTCCACAACTACAAAAAATTTCTTGCAAACTATGAAATTTTGTGCCATAGTGAGGCTATGAATAAAATAGAACAACAATTGACAGAACTGTTAGAGCCAAAGCCAAAGCAAAGCTTTGGAAAAGAAGCTGAATTTCAAGTTCGTCGAGACTACCAGAAACTCACAGCAGTGTATCTCTGCGGAGCAAAAGAAGAGGAAGAAGAAAATTGTATTGGATTTCTTCCAGGAGCTGATGGAAAGTGTAGCTTCAAAGTACTTATGGAAGGAATGCAAACTTGTGTTCGGAGGAATTTTAATGGGCAGGAAACCAATAGATCTTGATATGGAGGCAGCGCTAGACCTTCTCGAACGAGGAGAAAGAGTTCCTGCTATTGCATCCGAGCTTGGAATTAGTGCTTCGACGTTACGAAATAGGATTGCGCAGCTTCAGAAGCGGCAAGGTCTTTTACTTCAATATCGAGCAATTCAATCTTTACAATTAACTGAGCTTCAGGCTAGAGTCCTTGAAGCTATTACTCCAGATAAAATCAATGACGCCCCGCTACGGGATTTAGTTATGTCTTATAAAATTCTTAAGAACAGCGAATTGACGATTGAAGGTAAGCCGAATGAAATTAAAGGGCTGGTTGCACATTTGATACATATGGAAAAGCAGGAAGCTGCATTAAAGAATGGAGTAGAGGGAGAGGTTATAGAATTTTCAGAGAACGAAGACGAAAAGTATTGTTCTCTTGGAGATTTAGATGACCAAGAATTTTAAGCAAAATGGTCAAATTTTGACTTTTCTTAGAAAGAAAGAGGTGAAATCATGCCAGTGAAAAGAGGAAATGTAGGAAGGGGAAGCAAAGGTGCTTGCGGAGGTAAGCGTCGGAGAGATGGCTCTGGCGGCGGTGTCGGAAATCGAGGGACTTCAAGGCAGCCAAAGAGAAGAAGTAAATGAACTTGCAAGGAAACGAGCTAAATCAATCTGTTGTTAAAAAACTGAGAGAATGGAAAATTTCTCCGATTCAATTTGTAAAGGAATGTATTCAAGTCACTCCTACAAAACAGCAGATTGAGCTGTTACATGCTATACCAAAAGAAAAAAGATTCTCCGTACGCTCGGGACACGGAACTGGGAAGGATGCAGCTGCATCGTGGCTAGCATTGTGGTTCTTGGTTACTCGACCGTATTCCAAAGTAGTTGTAACAGCCCCAACAAATCGTCAGTTGCGAGACATTTTTCTTTCTGAAATCTCTAAATGGCTAAGACAATCTCTTGTAGCTGATGAATTTAAGGTTCTAAAAGATTCAATTGTTAATAAGGAAGCCCCTAAAGAATACTGGCTTAGATTGATATCTCCTTCAGTAAGAGCTACAAAAGAAGAACAGGCTGAAACCCTTGCAGGACTTCACGGAGAGCACTTGTTTATTATTGTCGATGAGAGCTCCGGAGTTTCAGATCCAACTTTTGTTCCACTTGAAGGCGCAATAACTCAGCCAGATAATAAAGTTCTTTTAATCGGGAATATGACTAAGAATAAAGGCTATTTCTACGATACTCATTTTCATCCGACCCTAAAAAATGATTGGGTTAGATTTCATTGGGATAGTAGAGAATCTACAAATGTAGATCCTGCAATGCCTGAATATTTTGCTCGAAAATATGGTGTTGACTCTGATGTTTACAGAATCCGTGTTGAAGGTAATCCTCCGACACAAGATGAAAATACCTTAATTCCTTTATGGGCGGCAGAGCAATGTATTGGTCAGGAGTTTGAAGTAGCAGAAGATGAGCCACTTTATCTTAGTGTTGATGTTGCTAGATATGGCAGTGACGCTTCTATTATAATGCCCCGCAGAGGATTAAAAATTGAGCCTTGGGAAACCTTTCGCAAGCTCAATACAATTGATCTTGGCGGCTTTATTAACCAAACTTATCAAGAACTTGACGCTGCTGGTTGTGCTATAGACGTAATTGGAGTTGGAGCTGGTGTGGCTGATTGGTTAGAGAAGCATAACTTAAAAAATCTTTACCAAGTCAATGTAACATGGGCTTCAAGTGATATTACTAAATACCATAGACTCCGTGATGAGCTATGGTGCAGAGTTCGAGATAAATGTTTACTTGGAATGTACTCATTTCCTGACGTAAAAGTAAACGGTGAGAATGAGACTCTCGGGCAACAACTTGCAAGTGAACTTGCTACTGTTAGGTATTCGTTTAATGCTCACGGAGGATACGTCATTGAGTCTAAAAAAGATCTGAAAGCTCGAGGAATTGCTTCTCCGAATATTGCTGATGCTCTTGGATTAAGTGAATATTTTCATAACGAAGCTACAAAAGTATTTGCAAAGAAAGAGGAAGAAAAGCCAATTAGGCGAAATTATAGAAATGAAGCTTACGGCAATGCGGCTTGGATGGGATGCTAATGAGCCTAACGCATATTAAACAGCTTAATTATAATGAAGCAAGTAATGTTCTTAGAATTACATTCAAGGGCGGGTCAGTTTATAGTTTTCGTCCTGTTAATCCAGAGACTTATACAGAGCTAATTCGAGCTGACTGTTTAGCAAGAGCAGTTCATAAAGCTATACGAAAAGGAACTGTTGTAGGAGTAAGGAATATTAAATGACTATTTCAGAAGCAGACCGAAAAATCTTAAAAACAGCACAAGCACGGCTTAAAAAAGCTATTGAAGAAGATGGCGAAAACCGTAAGTTTGCTAAAGATGACCTTGAATTTATTGCTATTGAAGGTGCGCAATGGCCTGAAGCTATAAAAGCTGAACGTTTAGCTGCTGGAAGACCATGCCATACTATCAACAAAATGCCTGTGTTTATTGATCAAGTTGTTGGCGATCAAAGAATGAATAGACCTGAGATAAAAGTTGTTCCAGTTGATTCTAAAGCAGATCCTGAAACCGCTCGGATTCTTGGCGGGTGGATTAAACATGTACAGCAAATCTCAGAATCTGATGTTGCTGAAGATCATGGATTCGAGCACGCTGTAGCATGTGGTTATGGTGCTTGGAGAGTAGTTACAAAATATATTTCAGATGACTCCTTTGACCAAGAAGCCTATATAGAAAAAGTTGATAATGCTCTTTCAATTTATTGGGGTAAGCATAGTAAATACGATTGCTCTGATGCTCCATATTGTTTCCTTGTTACTGATATGGATAGGGATGAATACAAAGATACATATAAACGTGAGCCAATATCTTATAATGTTGCAGATAGTTCTTATGTAGAAGGATGGGCGACGAAAGATACTGTTAGAGTTGCTGAATACTTTGTAAAAGAGCCTGTGAATAAAACATTATATTTGCTTGAAGATGGTAGAGTTGCTGATAAATTAGAAGAGGGTGATATTGTAGTTAAGGAAAGAAAAACTAAAAGTTATAAAATTATGTGGTATCTCTTGTCCGGAGATGCTATTTTAGAGCGGCGAGAATGGGTTGGCAAGAAGTATATTCCTGTTATTCCTGTTTGGGGTAAGGAAATTAACGTTGCAGGTAAAAGAGTAATTCGAGGGCTTATTAGAAATGCCAAGGATTCACAAAGAGCTTATAACTATTGGCAGTCGATGAGCACAGAGACTATTGCATTGCAACCGAAGAGTCCTTATATTGCTACACCAAAACAAATAGCAGGACATGAAGCTCAGTGGCAAGAAGCACATAGGCAAAATTTCCCGTACCTCTTAGCAAATCCAGATAAAGATGCCCCAGGATGGCCGCACCGAGAACCACCTCCGCAAATGTCCAGTGCAATGGTGGAAAAGCTTCGAGAAGCTGATCAAGAAATTCGTGATACTATTGGATTACAGAAAGCTTCTCTTGGCATGGTAAGTAATGAGCGTAGCGGAGCTGCTATTCGAGAAAGAAAAAGAGAAGGTGATGTAGGAACTTTTGCCTTTATTGATAATCTTTCGAGATCTCTTAGGCATACAGGAAGAGTTCTTATAGATGTAGCTCCTGGAATACTTGATACCGAGCGTGTTGTTAGGCTTGGGTTAGCTGACGGAAATTTTACATTTGACAGTGTTAATATCGAAAGCCCAGATGGAAAGATTCTTAACGATTTATCCGTAGGAACTTATGATGTTGTAGTTACAGTTGGACCTTCATTTACCACTCAACGAGAAGAAGCTCAAATTTCTATGCAACAATTCCTCCAATACTACCCTGCCGCAGCTCCAGTAATCGGAGATTTGTATGCTAAGTTTATGGACTGGCCTGGAGCAGAAGAGGTATCGCAGCGACTTGAGTATCTCCTTCCTCCTGAGATTAAAGCTCAAATTGCTGCAAAGGAGGCAGAAAAAACAGGTGCTCCAGTCTTGCCCTCTTCTACTGAAGCGCCTGTGCCTCCCGAAGAATCTAAAAAATCTGAAGCTGAATCAGCTGCGCTACAGAAATTTATGCTAGAAGTAAAGGAATTAGAAATTAAACTTGAGCAAGAGAAGACTAAACTTGAAGGACTTAAAATTAAAAATGAACTTTTAGTTGGTCAATCTAAGGAGTCTATAAGAAAAATGGTAGATGAAGTTTTAGCAGAAAGTAGAGGTGAAACAAATGCCAGCCAAGAGTAAAGCGCAACAAGAGTTAATGGCTATCGCTATGCATGAACCTGAAAAGGTATATTCTAAGAATAAAGGAGTTCTTAAAATGAAAAAGAAATCTCTTGCAGATTTTGCTAAGACTTCAAGAAAAGACTTGCCTGAAAAAGTAGAAGCTAAAAAGAAAAAATCTGCCAAGAATTCCACTCAAGCTTCGGAAAAAGATTCATCTGAAAAAGTAGAATCTAAGTATAATATACTAAATAAGTTATATTATGCCGCAGATAAAACAAAGTCTAAGAAGACAAAGGCAAAAGCAAAAAGCTCTAAGTATTCAATTAAAACTAATTTAAGTAATGCTCTTAGAGCAATTTTGGAGGGCAAGGGAGGAAAGCTTTTAAGAGATATGGCAAGGAAAAGGAGGGCAAAATGAGTTTAGTAGATATGAAGTTACCTAAAAAGTCGAAAAAGGATTTGGTAAAGGTCGCAGACTATGAAATTGAGCGAGACAGGTATCCTTATGGACTTCAGCTTCGTTTTGAAAATGAGCAAGTAGAAGCATTACCTTCACTTAAAAATTACAAAGTTGGAGATAAAGTTAGAATAGAAGCTGAAGCAAACGTTACTTCAGTTCGGCAATCTGAATTACAAGATAAGAAAGCTTCTTATGTAGTTGAAATACAGATTGAGCGAATTGCTGTAGAGCCAAAGGTAAATAAACCTGCAGAAAAGATGACTCCGAAGGAATATCGAGAAATGCGGGAAAGAAGTAAGAAGCATGGTCAATAATTGACCTTTCTTAAATAATTATTAACCCAGCAAGAAATTGCTGCTATCAAGTCACAAGGAGGCTTGCGATGTTAAAAACTTTAGATGAAGTTCGAGAAGTAGAAAGTAAGGTAATTAACGGAGTAGATAATCCTAATATATTGTCTGTGGATTCTACTTCGCCAATTCAGACTGAGGTAGATGAAGTTCCTGCTGAAGAGTCTGCGGAGGAAAAGAAGGATTCGACTAAGAAAGAAGAAAAGGAAGAGGAAAAGAAAGAAGAAAAAGAGGAAAAGGAAGAGGAAGAAAAGGAAGAGGAAAAGGAAGAGGAAGAGGAAGAAATTTCAGGCGAAGAAGAAGTTGAAGAGGAAGAAGAATCTGAAACTAAACCGAAGCCGCCTGCAAAAGATTCAGTGGAAAAACGTATTGGCAAACTTACTAAGAAATGGAGAACAGCCGAAAGAAGTCTAAATTACGAAAAGTCTAAGCGCCGTGAGCTAGAAGCAGAAATAAAACGATTGAAGCTTCAAATTCCAGCAACGGATAAGCCTAAGCTTGAAGACTATGAAGATACTTCGGATTATCTTGAAGCCTTAACGGACTGGAAAGTTGAGCAAAAACTTAAAGCTCAGCAAGCTGAGGCTACTAGTGAAACTGAAGAAGCAAGTGAATTGCAAGCTGCAGATGAAATTGCAGATGAGTTAGATACTATCGCTGCTAAAGGTCGTGATAAGTATGACGACTATGAAAGTGTTGTTTTCGATAAGGATTTAACTTTAACTCAAGAAATGGTTGAAACTATTATTCAATCAGATATTGCAGAGGAAATCTTCTATTATCTTGGGCAAAATCCTGATATAGCTGCAGAACTTAGTGAGATGACGCCATTTAAAGCTGCAAAAGAAATTGGGAAATTGGAAGTGGAGATAACTGCGGGTATACCTAAGCCAAATGTTATGAGTAAAGGCGGAGGTGCTTCCCCTGATAAAACAGTTAAATCTTCGAATAAAAAGAAACTAACTAAAGCACCTGCTCCGATAAATCCTGTAAGAGTTACAGGAGCGATTGAAAAAGATCCGCTTAAAATGACTCCGAAGGAGTATCGGGCTTGGCGGGAAGCTAATAAGGAGTAAAAAGAAATGCCTTCATCGAATACGTTATTAAATCCTACAATTATTGCAAAGGAAGCCTTAATGCAATTGGTTAACCATCTTGCGATGGCTAGGCATGTGCATACGGCTTATAAAAATGAATTTGTTAAAGTCGGGCAGACAATTACTGTTCGTAAGCCTAACAAGTTCAGGGCTACTAAAAGCCAGACAAGATCGAATACGGATATCAGCGAACCCTCAACCTCCATCACGATGTCTACTCAGGCTCACGTTTCTTGGGCATTTAGTTCTGTTGAATTAACTTTGACTATTGATGAATATAGTAAAAGGTATATTTCTCCGGCTACTAATGCTCTTGCAAACCAGGTTGATGCGGATCTTTGTGAGTTGTATGCTGATATTTATAACTCCGGAGGTACACCTGGGACGACACCTGCAACGTTTAAAGTTCTTGGTGATTGTCAGCAGGCTTTGGATGACGAAGCTGCTCCTGACGAAGGTCGAGTTGGAATTTTGAATCCGGCAGCCAACTGGTCATTAGCTGATGGTCTTAAAGGAACTTTTGCTCAGCAAGTTGCAAAAGATATTATGACGAAAGGATTTCTTGGTCAGATTGCTAATTTAAGCCTTTATGCTGATCAAAATATTGTTCGTCATACTACTGGAGTATTTGAAACATCTGCAACTCCGTTGATGAATGGTTCTACTTCTTCCGGCGCAACTGAGATTGTTACTGATGGGTGGAACTCAGGCGCAAGTACTGTTAAGAAAGGTGATGTGTTTACTATTGCTGGTGTTTATGGCGTTAATCCTATGTCAGGAGCAAGCACTGGTATACTTCGTAAATTTGTTGTTACGGAGGACGCAACATCATCTGGCGGTGCTATGACTATTAAGGTTTCTCCAACCATCATTTCTTCCGGTGCATATCAAACTGTTAGCGCTCTTCCGGCTGATAATGCTGCACTTACCTTTATCGGAAGTGAAGATACTGCATATCCACAGAACTTGATTTTCCATCCTAATGCTTTTGCATTGGTTACAGTTCCTATCGAAATGCCTGCTAACGTTTGGGGAGCAAGAGAAACAGATACCGATGCTGGTATTAGTGTTCGTGTAGTAAAGCAGTATGATATTGATACCGACGAGGAAGTAATTCGTCTAGACATTCTGTATGGAGTGAAAACACTTTATCCTGAGCTTGCTGCACGTCTGTGGGGTTAAGCACAATTAACTGGCTTTGAGGAGTGTGCCAAAAACACTCCTTTATAATAAATAAAGGAGATGAAAAATGGCTTCAAATAATGAATTGTTGGGATCAGGCAAAGTTTCTACTAAAAAGAAAAAGGTAGAGTCTGAAGACTTTTATCCTACTTGGTTATATCATACGGATCGCCCAGAAGGTCAGATTGTTAAAACACAAGCTGATTTTAACAAGTTAATTAAAAAAGGTTGGGTAGACTCTCCTGTAAAGCTTTATGAAGAAATTACTGAAGAGGAAGAGGAAGAGGAAGAGAAAGAGGCAGAGAAAGCTAAAGTATCAGAAGAAGAGGTAAAGAAATTATTTAAGTAATAAAGTCAAAATTTGACTTTTCTGCGTTTTGTTCTTGGTTTAGCTGGTGTTTGTTCTCTGTGTGGTTGTTCTTGGTGTGTTGTTCTCTGGCGTTCTGTTCTTGGTTCGGGGTGTGTTGTTTCTCTGCTGGCTGTTCTTGGCTTTGCCTTATAGACCTTTTGAGGATAAGAAATGTTAGTATCTGATTTAATAAAGACAAGTCTTCGTAAAATAGGAGCTTTAAGTAGCGGAGAGGTTGTTGATGCTACTAGACAAGCTGAAGCATTATCTACTTTACAAACTATGCTTCGTTCTTGGGGAGCTTTAAGTATTAACATCTTTGCTACAGTACAAGAAGATATACCGCTTATATCAGGAAAGTATATATATACTTGGGGGTCTGAAGGAGATATAAATACTACTCGACCTAACCAAATTGTTGGTGCTTATATTCTTGATAATCTTAACATAACCCATCCTGTTGACGTTGTTTCAGAAGGTAAGTATAACAGTATCCGAGTTAAAGAAACAACTTCAAGACCGCATAGTCTATTTTATCATCCGACTTATCCATTAGCTAATCTTTATCTTTATCCTGTTCCTAATCTTTCAGAAACTTTGCATGTTACTAGTTTTAAGCCTTTTGTTGAAACTAGCTCATTTGGTTTAGCTGCAGATACTTTAGCTTTTCCTGCGTATTATGAAGAGCCCATTATATACAATTTAGCAATTCGATTAGCTCCAGAGTATGGAAGAGCTGTTTCTTCTGAAGTTGCTTTAGTTGCAAAGACTTCGTATGATACTTTAGTTACACTTAATGCTGCAAATCAAGTTGAGCCTGTGTATATATCAGTCCCAGCAAAATCACCTTATGGTGTAAGATATTCAATAAACTTTGGTTAGGAGGAGTTATGATTACTGAAGAAGAGAAAGAAGAAATTATAGCTGCAGCGTCGGAAAGAATGTTATTAGCAATACCTGAAGTTGTTGGTAATTTGATGAGTAATCATGCAGCTTTGCATAAGATCAATGTTAAATTTTATAAAGAACATCCTGAATTTGCTGAGCGTAAAGATGTTGTTCAGGCTGTTGTAGAGATGCTTGAGGGGCAGAATCCTCTTATGAAATATGAAGAACTTTTGGAGAAGGCTGTTCCAGAGATTAAAAGAAGATTACTTGCAATTAAAGATCTAGATACAACAACCAAGCCTGAAAAGATGCCAAGAGACTTTAAAGATGTTGACCTTTTACCTGAAGGAACAATTTAATGGCTGGATTTACTTTTACTATTCCTGCAGATCAATTAGCTAAAGGACTTAGACCTTCAAAACGAGTGCCTCGAAATGCTAAATACCTTGTTGAATCTAAGGGAGCAGTTGGGCGTAATGGAGTTTTGTCTGCTGTTGATGAGTTGGTTAGAATAGACACTAGTCTAATTACTGATTCTTTTCCCTTTCCACAACTTTTTGTGTTTACTAACTTAATTATTGTTTGCGGGCAGACTAAGATTTATGAGCTAACGGACTCTGGATTAGTTGAGAAGCTGACAGTTGCAGCAGGATCAACATGGACTGCAGTTGATTTTTATGACTATATTTATATGAGTAATAGGAAAGTAGCAGTAGTTAGAAATGCTGATACTAAAGAATATACTGAATCCATAGAATTACCTGTTGGTAATAGTATTCTTAACTACAATGGGCAAGTAATTATTGGGGCGCTTGACGCAATTATTTAAGGCTGTAGTATAATGGCTAATTGGAAAACATATAAAGGACAAAGTCCTTGGGAAGTTGAGCCTATTACGGACAAAGTTATTTATAATGAAGGAGATAGAATTTCATCTATTTCTAATCCTGTCTGGGATGTTAATCATGAATTTAGTGGTGTACCTGTAACTGGTAAGCATGTACCTTGTGGGTATTGGAGTAAGGGTCCAAGCGGAGGAGGAGGCTATGTTCCGCCTCCAACTCCACCAGCATCTTTAGTGTTTAGTATACTAATGGCGTATATAAATAATAGTCCTTGTTATGAGGCTGGGTCAGGGGGGCAGCACTGGGAATTTGGAATAGTCCCAAGCACAAAGCTTTATTCAGATGGGGTACTTTCTGATGGATATGACCTTCCTATAATTGAAGGTGATCTTGATGAGATTTGGTGTTGCATGTTTGATACTCTTCCAGATGGTAGGTTAGTAATAGCTAATGATTTATCTATATACCTGGAGACAGCTTATCAAAGTGGAGTATTCAATGTTGCCGCAACTATACCAATAAGTTCAGAAGCTTCATTTTTAAAGGTAAGCCCAGACGGGACTAAGATTGCATTTGGAATTGGTTATACTGATAGTCCTCCACTAACAGTTTTTGATGTTTCGTTATTAGATACAGACAATCCTCCACAGCTTTTTACTGATAATGGAGGAGGAAATTATACGCCAATTTCTGGGGTTTCGTTATTTAATGTTAATTATTATGATGCTATCTGGTGGAATGATCAATATTTGCTTATAAACACTGAAGAGGGTGGCTGGGATAATTCAATTATTGGGGCGCTTAATGTGTCAACAGGAAATGGTCTTAGTATTATTACTGGGTTTCCTGGAGCATCAGGGGGTGTGTGTCTTGATAATTATAATAATCTTATTACTGGTATAGGTAAGAGCTCTTCCGAAGATGTATATACAGGTAACATATATGCTTACCCAGCGTCAACTATCCAAGCAATTATTGATGGAGGAAGTAGTATTTCTTATTCCGATGGAACGTTTTTATGCAAGTCCCTTAGTGCTGGGCATATGATAGTTGATCAGAATAATTGTTTATTTGTAGGTGGAGGGGATTTTATAGGAGTTGGTTTAGGATCTGGTAGTGCTTCTAACCCAAATATAATAGGACATATAGAAAAATTCCAGTTGCTTTATGACGAAGAAGGTAACGTTTCTGTAGGAACTATGGAAAAACTTTATCCTGATCCTTGTGAAGATGATTCGGCAGCTGGGCCATTATGTAAGATTCCGAAGCTATAATAAATTAAAGGAGAAAATAAAATGTCAAGTACATTGTCAAATAAAATGAAGTTTTTGTTAGCAAGCAAAGCAATTGATTTTGCGAATGATACTTTCAAAATTATTTTAATGAATACAGGCTTTGTCTTTGATAGAGATACTCATCATGGCTATGCAGATGTATCAGCTTATGAACTTGCAACAGGAAATGGTTATACTCAGAATGACAAAACACTTTCTGGTGTAACAGTAACAGAAGATGACACTGATGATCGGTGCGAGGTTACTTGGAATAACGTTCAGTGGACAGCATCAGGTGGCTCGATTGGACCGACTCCTGGAGCGATTATCTTTGATGATACAGTTACATCTCCTCAAGCTGATCCTATTATAGGTTACATTGACTTTGGTGGAGACCAAACTCAAGCAGATGGTGGAGTTGCAACGATTGCTAACATTGAAGTTCGTATTGCTTAATTGATCTAAGAAAGGTCAATTTTTGACTATTTAACTGGGGTAAAGTTATGGCAAATGCAATAGCAAATTATGCTAAAGGAATGTTATTAGATGGGCAGATTAAGTCATCTGATACTTTCAAAATAATGCTGATGAAAAGTGGATTTACTTTTGACAAAGACACTCATAAAGATTATTCAGATGTATCGATAGATGAAACGGCTAACGGAAATGGCTATACTACTGGTGGGCAAGAGCTTACAGGTATGACAAGAACTGTTAGTGTTACTTTAGATAATGCAACTCTTGCTTGGAGTAATCCTGAGTGGGTAGCAAGTGGAGGTGCTATTGTTGCATCTGGGGCTATTATTTATGATGATAGTACAGATACAAATAACGGAGATGATTTTACTGATGCAATAATATCTTATATAGACTTTGAAGGAACTATAACTACAATGGATGGGCAAATTTTAAGAATTACTAATGTAAGTATTTCAATAACATAAGGAGTAAGAAAATGAGATTATCACTTGCAGTAAGAACATCAGAGACAACAGGTAGTGCACCTTGTTGGGAAATTTTTACTGGATCTACGCCAGGCAGAGTAAAAATACTTGAAATTGGTATTACGTTAGCAGCTGCTACTGCATCAACATTTGGACTTGGCAGACCCCAGGCAGGTGGAGTAACTCCTACTTCACCTGTAGATTTTCAAGTAGAAGATCCAAATGATGTG